GTACCAAGATTGGCTTGTAAAGAATTTACTTCTTCTTGAAGAGTATTTACATGCTCGGCAAGGACAGTGTCAGTAAAGTCAACCTTTGTAGTAAAGGACTTAACCGATGCGGGATATGATGCTGTCACTTATTTTCCTCTCAGACCTAACGGTCTATTTTCTCTTGTTTGCCCTTTATTTACTGTCTTAACTACCTATCCATTCGTTGTATGGGTATGACCACCACTAGATCTTGTACCTAATGTAGTCTTTAACCCACTTACAGTAGTTTCTAATGTCTTAACTTTATTAGCCAAAGCCATAATAGTGGCAATTAAATCAACCTCTGTAGTTCCATCAGATTGTTTAACAGTAATTACGTGTGCAGTTAATCCCGTTAAAGACGTTGAATCAGCCAATGGTTTGATAAATATTTTTTTATTTTTACCTTGGTTTTTACCAAAAACACCAGACCACACTGGATAGTCGGGGTCTCCACCAATAAACATAACCCAAACACCTTGCCCAACAATTGGAGCATCTATACTTATGTTAGATGGTTCTAAAGGCCATGCCCAATCCGTTATTTCATTCCCAGTTGTTTGAGTAATAGAAATTTTTAATCGCCGTTGTTTTTTAGGGTCTTTATTGTCTTTTACAACGCCACGATAAATTCCATAATAACGTGTTACGGGATCCACTAGATCTCACTAATACTTATATTTGCTTCACTAAATCTAAATAATTCTCCAGCACTACCTGAGAGCGTTGTTAAAGCATTACTTCCACCAGACCTATAAAGGTTTAAAACTTTTACAGTTTTAACACCAGGTGTTTGTTGAAGTACAAATTCAATATCTTGTGGATAAATAGTGTCTTGAAATTTCACTCCATTATAACCAAAACCAGTTAATAATGCATTTTTAAGATTAGTCTGTACTTCAGCAGTTGTATATTGAGTTAATTTTGCATATTGAAAATTAAGAATAACATCAATGTAAGTAGGTTCTACAACAGTTACAGTTGTTCCAATTAACACCTTGTCTGCTAATGCTGTTTCTACAAGTGTTTTTATAGTATTAAATTCGGCTGTTGGATCCCCGTTATCATCTAAACCAGGAGCCACATCGGTATCAAGTGCATTTCGGCTTGGTGCTACATATAATGTTACAGACGTCCATACACTAGCAGTAGCATTTGCTTTTCCAACTCCAGATACTGCAACTGCTATATCTGAAAAATCTTTTAATGTTACCGCTCTATTTCCCGATTTTAATGCTGCTGGAGCAGAAAGACGAATTTGATCATTACTTTCTGGATCCGCACCACCCACACCGACGGTTGAATTTGTTACCGTTACATCTGCTTGAAGTGCCGTTACCTGGGCTTCAGATAAACCAGTAATAGAATTAATAGTTACTACTGTATCCGTAGGTACATTTCCAAGCGCCCCACCACCAACTGTGTACTTTGCTCTTATTTCAGAATAAGATGTTGGTATTACTCCAGAAACCCCATCTCCAAAATTAATAGAAACAACATTATTATCATCAGTAAAAACTGCATACACAAGATCTGTTGGACCATAATCAATTAAGTGTTGTACTTGTGTCCATTTAGAATATACATCGCCATCTTGAACATAAATTTCAATAGAATTATCAACTACAGGAGTTTGACTAAGTTCAAATGACATATCTGGAACTCCATCAGATGTGCCAATTAATTCACCGTAGGTATTTACATCTTCTGCAATAAGAATAATTGATTTACCTTCAGTTGCTATTACAGAATCAGTTCCTGGAGACTCTCCTACAATAGCAGGAATAACTGCTGCTTCGGTAGTTGTAAAATACACCGTTATTACTGCGTCTCCAACTGTAACATCTCCAGATATAACTGATCCAGCAGGAATAGTTACTATGCCATCAGATGAGTTACTAAAAGTAAGTGTTAAAGATGCTTGTCTATAACCAGCAGGTATATAACCAAATGTTTGAGCAATATTTAAAAGACTACTTCTTTGAACTGCTGTTTGTAAGAAAGCCTCATTTGCGGTTCTATCAATGTAATATGAAACAACATCTCCAAGATAAGCAAAAGCCTCAACTAAAGCAACACCAAAATCAGCAGGATCAGCCGCTGTCCAATCTGGTACTCGTTCTTGAATTCTAGCAATCAATGCTTCTCTTAATGAATAGTAATCTCTTCCTGTGTAATCAATTGATACTGGGATACTTGATACTGGGGTTATGCTCATAGCAACTCCTCATAGATTGGATTAGCACCATCAATGAGGGCCACACCAACGACGGTGCTTACTACTTCGTTGTTTGGCAATGCATATACAACTTCAATTGTTAACACCCTTGTATATTCATCTACAGTTACAGTTGTTTTATCAAGTCTTAATAAAGCAAGTTGTGTAATAAACGCTTTATTTACCTCAGTTTTAACTTGAGACATTGCTGATGATTCGGTATCAAATAAAGAAAAAGGAATAAGAGTTCCAAATCCTGAACGCATTACACGCTCACGCACAGTGGTTCCTAAGACAGACCTAACTCTATCTGTCCATATTTTAGATTGCTCTGAGGTTGAAGATACATTTCCATAAGAATCAATTGAAAATGGAAGAGACAATGCTTTTTCAGCCATTATTTACCGCTCCATCTTCTAGGCGTTACCTTGTATCCAGCACCTGTTTGTTTAACCATTTTTGCAGCAGAACTTAGTTTAGTAGATGTTGGCTTTCCCGTGTTGTTTGTAGCCACCTCATGTTTTATGTTTCTTACAGGAACAGTTCCCGCAGAAGATGGTCTAAAGGCAGTAGGTTTGTTATTTCCAATACCATCTGCTAAACAAGTGAATTCAACTTCATACCTGCCATCACCCACCATAACATGTTGGGCTTTATTTATAATCCAAAAACCATCACTTTGTGCTCCAGTTCCAGAAACTTCAATCGTCCTCCAAGGAGCAATTCGGGGATCTCCTTGACCAATACCATTAGCCGAAATTCCAAAACGCCCAAGTTGGGCTCTTGCATCGGCTAATGATTTAGCCATAGCGTTGCTTTCAATAACTGTACGTGTTTCTATACTAGAAAAAAGAGGATCTTTTGTTGTCTTTCTTAATTTTTTTCCAACTTTATTTGCCGAAGATTTAACAGAATACGTTTTTCCAGTTACAGGGTCTATACCACTCACCACTGGAGTTGTTCTTGAGTAATCATTTGACTCTAAAAAATCACCAATTTTTGGTTCAAAAAACTCTAATGTTGGACCAACCATTTTGCTTGAAGGATGTTCTAAAGGAGTTGTAAAAGCCATACTTGGAATAGTTGTCATAAATTGATCAATCATTTTATCTATAGGATGAAAGTGAAGTTCGGTACCAACTACTTGTATACCATAACCAATACGTGTTGCAAGTTCATTTAATTTTTCCCAATAAGAATGACCAGCCAAAGATTGTTGAGTAAATCTAATTGAACTTGGAGTAACTTTTGGATTTAATTTAAATTTTGTAGCAATATCAATTGCAATTTCACTGGCTGTTTTATTTATCCAAATTTTAGATGCACGTTCTTTTAAGGGATAGGAAGCACCTACGCATAAAATTTTTACGCTTCTATCAAATTGCTGAGAAACAACGTGTGAAACATTTACTGTATAACCAATAAACTTTCCAGATACTTTGTCGTTTTTCCAAGTTATCTCTACTGGCACACCCGTTTTTATTGCATCAAAATAAGCACTATTAAATAGTGGATACCGTAGTTCTACTATATCGTGTTTTCCCATTTCTTGATAAATAGTTATAGATCTTACTGTTCCAGTTATACTAGGAAAATCTGGGTAAGAAACTTTAAAAGAATTATGAAGTCTGTCTTGTAAATGAGGGTCACGCATTTGGAATCCTTAATTGTGTTCCTGGAGTTATGCTAAAAGGATCTAAAATTTCAGGATTAATGTCCATAATTTCCCACCACATAGATGGATTTCCTAAATATTTAGTTGCTAAATTATCTAAACGGTCTGTCTCTACCCAATTATAATAAAAATAAGATTGAACATAGGTAGACCAATTTCTTAAAACAACAAGATCATATTGTTGTTTTCTGGGATTCCACGTCTTAGTAAGAGTGCCATCTACATACCTGCTATCTAAAAATATCATTAGTATCCTTATCTAGACATAGAGTCATCGTTGAAACGGGAACAAGTAACGTTTAAATAAGAAAGAGTAGGAACCATTCGAT